TGAACCTGTTACTGTTAATCCCTGTGTGCTATTAATATTATCAGCATTTATATATTGAAACTGAGATACTGTTGCTAGTGGACCTCCAGTACCAGATAAAGAAGCAAGTGTTGATGCTGATCTATTGTATATAACGTTTTTTATTGAATAGAATCCATTTGCTGTTATAGCTGCATGAGATGTTAATAAGCTATTATACACGTTACAACTTTCTAAAACTAATACACTTCCAGCGGCTGTTGTGAGGGCTGTAGAGGTGGCTCCGGATGTTAGGGAGCTAATAGTAGACCTAGTTATTGTTAAAGCTCCAGCAGTTAAAGTTGGTGTTATAGCTTGATTGCAACTAATTACATATACAGCAGCAGACGCATTATTAACTGTTAAAGGATATAATGAGCAATTTTCAAAAATTACTCCAGACGATGCTGGGCCTACTACTTGGATACCTGATGTACATTGTAGAGATGTATTTTGTACTTCTAAATAACCGCTGCCTGATACTGTCATTTGCTTATCTACAGCGCAATTATTTATATAAACAGGAGCAGATGAACTAACTATTAAATTAGTCATTTTAAGACCTGACATACGGGTAGCAGCTGATATAGTTACTGATCCTGATATAAGGCAATTTGCTCCTAGTACTCCTGTTGAAAAGAAGTATGTATTCGTTGTATTGATTGTGATATTTTCAATATAGGTTCCAGGATGTACAATAATAGTACGTCTATCAGTTGATGCGACTGATGCTGATACTAATAATAGAGCTTTGCCTATAGTTGCTACAGGATTAAGTAAATCTCCATTTCCTGTAGTATCATTTCCATCTACTTGACTAACGTGTATTTCATATTGGAAATTTGATGATACGTAAGATGCTGTTGTGGCGTATGAACTACTAATAGCTACTGATGCACTAGTAGCAAATGATGCTGTTCCAAATAAACTTCCTGTTATTCCTCCACTTCCAGATGCATTTAATGAACCGGTTATTGTTATACTTCCAGATACAAGTAATGAACCTGTTACTGTTGAGTTGTTTTGTGCAATAAGACCATTGCGAGCTATAAATTCGTTTGCCATGTTTATTTAGTTTTCCCTATCCAACTATTTGTTTATTATAAATATGTGACTAACATTTTTACTGTCCAACCTGAAGATAAAGTTTCTGCGTTAATTTGGATTTGTCCAGTTACAATTGATGATGTAAATGATACGTCTGTTGTATTACCTATATCTACTGTTGAGTTATCATAATATGATGTTGTTGTTCCATTCCATGAAGTTACAAATTCACCTGCTCTTGAATTGGCTCCTTTATATACAGTATATTTTCCATGAGCTGAGGTATATGAACCAGTTGCTTGGGTGAATAGAATATTTGATCCTGCAATTGTTGGGCTTATTAAAGATGAATCCATTAAATTTCCATCTAGTAAAAGAGTGTTTGTTATGACAAAATTAGATCCACTTTGAGCGTTTACAGCATAAGATGCGCTTATAGCATTTAAGACGTAAGATGCAGTTTGGGCAAATGAAGCACTTGTAGCAAATGAAGCTGTACCGGATAATGAACCAGTGAATGAACCACTAAACGAACCTGTATTACTTAAAAATTGATCTACTCTATTTGCTGTTACTATTAAAGAAGGAATACCTGGATGTCCTCCACCTGCAGGTTCAGCAAGTAATCTTAAATCAGTATCTGCTGAATACCATATAATTTGATAATAGTCATTTGCTGCTGAATTTACAAACCAATTCCAAGCTGCTACTTGTTTATCGTTGTTACCAGTTAATGTGATAGAAGTAGCAGTATCTGTTAAATCAGTACCATTTTTTCTTAGCCAAATTACTATCTCATCATTTCCACTATCTGTTTTATCTAATTGTGCTGAAAATTGGATATTGTATACACCTGCATTTTGTGTTTTAATGTAGGTATTAAATGGATTTGTTGAGCCAGAAATAGATACTCCGTTTGTAATATCTGTTGTATTAAGAGACATTGAACGAGGTACGTTTGCTACAGGATTTGTTTGAGTGGTTGTATCGTAAAAACTACCATATGAACCAGTTGCAGTATTAAATCCTCCTCCACCTGATGTTGAAGAAATAGTAACTTGACCTAAACCATTTGTTGGTGATAATGTTACATTTGGTCCAGCTAATAATTGAGTTACACCACCATTTGAAGCGTAAGAAGCACTTACAGCATTTAAGATGTATGAAGCGGTTTGAGCTTGAGATGCGCTTAAGGCATAGGATGCACTTAAGACATAAGATGCTGTTTGTGCAGTAACAACATATGAAGCCGTTTGAGCTTGGGATGAGCTTAGAGCATAAGATGCGCTTATAGCATTTAAGACATAGGATGCAGTTTGCGCAGTAACAACATATGATGCTGTTTGAGCTTGAGACGAACTTAAGGCATATAAAGCACTTAAGACATAAGATGCTGTTTGTGCAAATGACGCTGTACCGGCAAATTGAGATGTACTTGAACCTGTATAAGCGTTAAAAGACGCTGTAGTAACATAGTCTCCAGATATTCCTCCTCCACCTCCTATGGCTGATGATGCTGTGATAAACAGTTGACCATTAGTTCCATACATTACAACATTGCTAACGGCTGTAGATGATGTTACTAGAGTTGGAAAAAATACAGAACCGGATGTGTTTAATGAGCCGGTGATTTGTACTTCTGATCCATATGCTAATATTAAATTGCTTCTATTAAGATAATTAGTTCCATTTCCTAATATAAACGCTCCGTCTATTGAAGATGTTATGTTCCATGAGCCTTGTGCATGTTGGTAATTACCATTGGTTATAGTACCTACTCCTTCTGCATGAGAATAGTCTCCATTAGTTACAGTACCTACTCCTTCTGCATGAGATGCATATCCATACGTTGTGGTTTGTGATCCTTCAGTGTGAGAATATGAACCACTAGCTATAGTAGTTACTCCCTCTGCGTGAGACCCAAGTCCGTAAGTTATAGTATTTGATCCTTCAGTATGAGAATATGAACTACTAGCATATGTATTGTTTCCTTCAGTGTGAGAATATAAACCACCCACACTAACAAAAGTTCCATCTCCATTATTTAATGAACCTATAATTCGTACATCTTGATTTAATGTATTTACATATGATGCCGTTCGAGCTTGAGATGAACTTAAAGCTTGAGATGAACTTAAAGCATATGATGCACTTACAGCATTTAAGACATACGATGCGGTTCGAGCTTGAGATGCACTTATAGCAAAACTTGAAGTACCAAACAATGAACCTGTAAAACTAGTAGCAATTATGCTGCCTGTTAATAATATAGTGTCAGTATTGTTGTCCCACCGTAGATTAATATCTCCGTTAAATGTTCCTCCATCATTGTATTGTATAGAGTTTGAAGGCCCTCCAGGAGTACCTCCATTACTATTATCAACATCATAAAATCCTACAGGGACTTGATCTAAAAATCTAACTCTAGCCATATGTTATAAATATTAAATTATAGTAGCTCTTGATGTAGATTGATCTATTTGTACCCTTCTTTGAGCTTCTACTCTTGCCAATTCAGTAGCAGTTCCATCAGCATTAACTGTACCTCTAAGTATAGCATCATTAGATGTAGCTTCAATTGAAAATATAACTTTTGATTTATCTCTAAATTTACTAACTGAATTAAGATCTTTTTGTATTACATTAGGTATAAGATATCCATTTAATTTAATATCAAATGTGCTTTTAACAGCACGTTCCGCATTATCAGATAATTCACTTACAGTGTTAAATGAGTCTATACGTGCTTGGAATTTGTAACGTTGAGGATCTCCCCAATATGCATCTGAGGCATAGTTTATGGCTTCAATCAGTTGATTTAGTTGGTCAATATAATATGTAAATACAATGCAAGTATACGTTATAGTAACATAGTCAGGCATTATAGCAGCATAATATGTTTTTTCAGGTGTTCTGTTGTTTAATACATTAAAATTAGAATAAGCGTCAGATGGAGAATATTTTTTTGTAAATACTCCAAAATTGTTAGGATTATTGGCGTCTAACTTATTAGCAATTGTTCTATTTTTCTCTATATTGTTACGTTTGAATACTATAAGAGGATACATAGGTGCTCCTTTATTATCTCTATAATATCCATCTTTCTGCATTGACTTCCATTTTTCTGGAGAACCATATATTACAGGTACAGGCAACCTTTCACCATTTTGTATTACAAAAGGTTTAATAACGTTTTCGAAATAAAATAATATAGCTTCATCTATATCTTGTATACCTACACTAAATTGTTTAGTTGTATCACCATTAAAAGATGCTTGTAATGCTCTATTATTTTGGGGAGATTCGTATGAGTAATTAGGATTACCCATAGTAGCATCTGTAGGTGTATGGAGTCCTACACTTATCTCTCTTTGGGTTTTAGGTATTGGTTTTCTTCCTTGTGTTGCCATGGTTTATATTTTATAGTCTATACGGTTGGATGCCTAAACGATCTCCAGGTACATAGTGAGCAGTACAAATAACACTAACATTATATCCAAAGTTTTGTAGGTTAGGATTTAATGGATTTATTCCATCAGCATCTGTATATGGATAATCTGGATCTTTGCCTACAAAAAATTGTACTATATTTTCATTGTCTATTTCCCAATAAGCGTTTTGCCACATTATTATATCACCGACGTTTGGTTGTAAATTAGCATCTACTAAATCATCTCTTAAGAATTTAAAAGTTACAGGCCAATCAAATCCTACCATATCATTTGCTGTAGGAGCGGTTTGATCACCTACATCAATTAAAGCATTAAATAATACTGGTTCTTCAAAGTATCTTCCGTTTGATGCTTCACCATACATGTTTATAGTAGTGTTAGTTATATTACATTTATAAAAAACACATTGTTGAGTAATAATATTACCCATCAATTCTCTGTTCACATATCTGAACATGCTAACGTCTCTTGATGATCCAAATAAAGCCATATTAACCGATATAAATTGTCATTGGTGAGTAATTAATTTCTTTTACACGTGCTTCAGATTCAGCTGCTCTTCTTTCAAGTAGAGATTGATTTGAAGTCTCATTAAAATATGTGCGTAATCTTTCAATTAAAGCATTTTTAGATTCAGTAGCAGATGAAAGTAAATCTTGTTGATTTAATGTTACTGCATCTCCTGGTATAGGGATAGTACTGTATTTTCCTCTAACATATCCTAACATTTCTTTAGATAAAGCTAAAGTATATTCAAATATCCATTGTCGACCAATAGAGTTTATTTGAGTATAAACTGGGTTAGAGTAAGAAGCATTAGATTCATTCGTAACTTTGTTTCCATCAGTTTGCTGGATTGAATCATTTATTCTATCATCTACTTTAATATATTGGAATGATAGGAATGAATATATATTACCATAATCAGGTACAGGAAATATTCTTAGCTTGTTATTGATAATTTCAAAAGTATAGTTAGATCCAACTACTGTATTTTGCATTTCAATAGCTTGTGCTGTCTGTATTGTAAGACTTGTTGGTACTAGTAAATAACCTGTAGTACCATATCCTAAACCATAAGAACCTACAGCTGGAGCTCCTCCTAATTCAGCATAAGCTATAGGATTATAAAGTTGATTTATAGCTGGAGGTGCATGAAAGAATATATTTTTTATTTCAATACCACCTGTTATATTTTGAGCTGCTGCCCATAATGATAAATCATAATCTTGTACTCCAGGAATTAAAGGGATTGAACCACTAAACCAAGTAACATTACCACCAACGCCTGCTTCTTCACCATACTGTTGAGATAAACGCACAATAGTTGAGAAATTCGGAGTTATGATAGCATCATTTAAATTTATACTAGAGTCTAGACCTTCGATATTTAATAAATTATCTCTAACCTTAAACGAGTAAAGTTCATTACCATATGTTGTAACAGCATATTCAAACGCTGTATAAAAATTTATGTCTTGTAACTCAACTTCTTGGATAGGATATCCTAATCGTTGAGCACAAAATTTAGATACTTTATCAGCATCTGTTTGAAATTGAGGATCATAATCATAAAACCCAAATGGAGTATCTCCAGGGGCAAACGATGAGGAACCAGGCCAAATAGGTACATTCATATTTTTAAGTTGTTGCTATGTAATATTCAATTGTTGCTGTTGATGCAGATGGGGCAACTCGTACATTAGATATATACTGATCAAATGTAAAAGATGTTGCTGATGGATCAAATGATCCACTATTTTTACCTGAGGTTGAAGATAAAATAAATGAACTTCCTGTTGTCACAGTTGATACAGTATTATATGTAGTATCATTATATCTACTATATGTTTGTATGTTTATTAAAACAGGAACACTAGATAAATTTGTCACTCTACCGTATTTAAAACTGCTTGTAGAGAAAGTACCAGCGGTTGTTGGGTATAATGAAGGATTAAATGAAAATAAAGATGTCCATGATCCTGAGTCGCAAACTAATGTTCTATTGTCAATGTTATTGATATTGTCAATATTGTAAGTAGTGTATGCTCCTAGGTCATTTCCATTTAATGTTATATTCTCATATATCTTTGAGGTTAAAGTCGCCATGATTTTTGATTATAAATATGGGAGAAGTAATTACTTTCCATATTCATGATCAAGTATTTTACCTACTAAATCTGAGCGATGATTTTCTTTAAGTTTAATCCACTTTATTTCCTCTATTTTTTTAGATAATTCGATAACGTAAGATAAACCGTTAATTTCACCAGTAGGTGTTTTTATATCAGTTTGTTCATTATCTCCGTTTATCACGATTTTTCCCGTTTTACCTAAACGAGTAAGTATAGCTAACATTTCTGCTTTGGTTAAGTTTTGAGCTTCTTCTACAATTAAGATATCGTCAACAGTTTTACCACGTATGAATTGTATAGGTAATGCTTTAACTTTTTCTTCCTCAATTAATTTAGTTACCTCATTTTTATCTGAACAGCATTTAATTAAGTTTTCAAGTAATGCTTCCATGTATGGATCAAATTTATCATTTAAAGATCCAGGTAAAAATCCTAAACTTTTACCTACTTCAATAGCTGCACGAGTATTATATATGCAGTTTATTTGTTTTTTCTTTAGAAAATCTAAAGCGGATTGAGCACATACTAATGACTTACCACTACCTGCTCTTCCTGTCACTATAATAATTTGATTTTCTATAATTAAGCGTTTTGCTTCTTTTTGTTCTTCATTTAATTGAACAGCTGTTATAGACTTTATATCGTTTTTCCTAACACGATTGGGTTCTTTCATAATGTAACATTTGGTACAATTATAAATATGTTAAAATTTGTTTTAAATTATTTTATTACTTTTTTCTCTATTTTCTTTCCAATAAAGTGGTTGAGTGTTAGTGTAATGAAAGCATTTTGTCAATTCTTCTGGGTTGTTAATATTGAATGAATCTATAGGTTTAATATGGTCTATTTCCCAATATTCTCCGTAATTATCCCATGACATTTCTGGTGTAAATTTTAGTTCAAGGTATTTTCTATATTCGTCTATAGAGCAACCTAGATATTCTATAGTATGTTTGTTTTTATATTCGTTGTTTTTCTTTAGATGGAAATATAATAAAGCTATTATAGATTTTTTAATTCTAAAAGACGAATCAGTTTGTAATCTATTTCTTTCCCACACTCTATATAGTTCTTTTTTAGTGTGATAATGGTTATGACAATATTCGTTAAAATATTCTTTATGTTCTTCTCTATATTTTTTATAGTAATCTGATTCTTTTCGTCCAGAATTATGGTAGTATTGTTTTCCGCTTTGTTTTTGACAAACAATACAATAGCGGTGCTTTCCATCGATTTCACGACTTTTATTCCAAAATTCAGTTAAGGGTTTTTCTTGATTACATTTTTTACATATCTTCATAATGTCCGGAATTTTCGGGTCCATTATAAATATAAAAAAGAGCCGCAAAATGCGGCTCTTCTTTTAATATATGCTTATATTATATTAAAGGGTATTTAAACCACTTACATAAACTTTGGCATAAAACTCTGGACGTAACATCTTCTTAGCGTAACGAGTCATGATACCTTTACGTGGTGTGAAGGTTTGTGGATCGTACACTAATGGAGTCATGATTAATGGAACGTAAGGAGCAAATACAGCACCTGCTTCCAAGAACTGAGTACCACGGAATCCTAATAAGATTGTGTTTTCAGTCATGTAAGGGTTTTTGTATACTTTGTAACGACCATTGAAAGTACCTACTTTTTGTACACCGAAAGCATATTCCATTTGTTCAGCTTCACCGTTTGAGTTAGAAGCAAATCCAGGAATAGATTCAATGATTGTAGCAACTGTAGGACTAATTACCATGAAATTAGCACCTCCACGTAAAGTTAATTGGTGGATTTTGTTGCTTAATTTTTGGATTTTAGTACCTAAAGTTTGGAACCATTGACCTTGAGTGTTATAGAAACCTGATGTGTTAGTAGATGGTGCACTTGGAGATACAATTGTTTGGTTATTAATTGCTGACCAATATTCTGTTCCAGCAGCAGCATCTTCAATCAACATATCTAAGATTTCTAAATCAATTTCCATTGAAATGTACTCACTTAACATGTTAGTTAATTCAGCTTCAGCATCGATGTTTTGGTAAGCATTCAAATCTTGTGCGAACTCAGGAGTCCATACTGCTTTTAATTTTTTAGTTTTAGCAGTAATCGCTTGAGATTGCATTTGAATGTTAATCTCAGGTAAAACGATATTAGCTGGAGATACAGTGCTACTCAATGAGTTAGGCACAGCATAAGAAGTATTACCATCTTCAAAGTCACCTAAGTTGTAGTTACCAGTATTTACAGCATTACCACCAAGAGAAGTTGCTTTGTTATAACTAACAACAAATGTTGAAGCAGCAACCGGAGACGCACCAGCAGCACCAGTAACATAGAATGTGATACTATTACCAGTATAGTTGTAAGTTGTAAATGCAGGTAATAAAGTATTTACAGTAAATGTAGAACCTGAAGTTAAGATAAATCCACGAACAGCATCAGGATCAAATCCAGCCAATAAAGTAGAAACTGAAGGAACTACAATTTCCTTAATTTGACCAGCAGCTACAGAAGCTGAAAGATCACTATCATAATTTAAATCAGCCCAAGATGCTGTAGTAACAGCGTAATTTGCTAATGATGAAGAGAATGAAGCACTAAATTGGTTGGTTGAATATGTAAATTTACCAGCTCCGTAAAGACCACCTTCAGCAACGTTAGTAGAGAAAGGATATTGAGAAGCAGAAGTACTAGTACCACCATAAAGTGATTGATTTTGAGAGAAAGGATTCTTACTAGTACCATATTGGAAATCTAAGAAGAATACTAGACCAGAAGGTAAGTTCATTGGTTGTACAGAAACGAATTCTTTAGCAGCAATTTGACCGAACACTTTACGTACTAAAGGTAAAGCGATACCTGCCCACTCTGAACCGTTACCAGTTGAGAAAGAACCGAATCCGCTTCCACCACCTACATTAGATGTCTCAGTTACTAATTGTTTTGCTTGGTTTTCAAGCAACATAGCCATGTTGTTTCTATCGGCTTCGCCTCCTGATAATCCTTCAAGAAGACCTGTTTTTACCCATTTTCTCGATAAACGAGCCGCATCACTTTGTAGTGATTTATATGGATTTGCGGATTCAAGTAATGTTTGAATTTGACTCATTGTTTTAAATTTTTGTTTTAGTTTTTAAATTAATTTTACTTTTTAATACCGGCTAATTTTTGCATTCTTTCAAATGCTGAATTAACTTCAATAATCGGTTGTTTGGTGTTTTGAGCACCTGCTATAACTCTAGATGCCATACCTCTTACAGATTCAGTCATAGGACGCTTTGTAGTTGTTTGAGCGTTTAAATTTTCCATTACTGTTTCGTAAACAAGTTGGGCTTCTTTTTTACTTGTTGCTTTGTCAAAAGCGGCTAATACTTTAACTTTTTGTGATTCAGTTAAGTTTTTAGCTTTGAAGACTTTGTTAGAATAAAGTAGTTTAGAATTCAATAAATTGATTTCGTTTAGTTCAGACTGGATTTTGTTTAGTGCTTTATAAGCTTCGTCTAATTCTTTTTTCATTTCAACTTTTTCTTTCTTCATTTTTCTAGCTTCATCCATAGAACTAAATGCTTTTTCATAAGCATCGTCATTAGATCTATCTAAGTCATCATAGTCTATTTCATCACTCATTTCACGTAAAAGTTCGTCTAAATCAACTTCTTCCTCTTCTTCATCTTCAACTTCAACTTCATCTTCCATACCTTCATGTCCAGCTTCTAATTCGCCAGCTTCAACCATGTCAGAAATAACGTCTTCGATGAAGGATTTTAAGTCTTCTTCAGACATGCTTTCGATGTCGAATTCTTCTTCTTCAGCTTCTTCAGCTTCATCAAGAGCTTTTTCACCCATAGTGCTAAAGCCTTCTGTACCATCAGTTGAGAATTTTCCAAATCCGTCTTCATCGATTTTTTCTTCTTCCATGCTGTCAAGTTCTCTTAGAAGTTCATCTAAGTCAATCTCGTCCATAGAATCTTTTTTTTCATACATGTTTTCGTCCATGTCGTCTTTGTTTTCACTCAATTCGTCTTCATTTTTTTCCATTTCATCAATTTCCGCTAATTTAGCAGCGAATTTTTCTTGTAAAAATGGAGTAAATGCTTCTTCAAGAGCGATTTTTGCATTGGCGATTGCTGTTTCTTTTACTGCTTTAGCATCGGCAATAGCTTCTTTCAGAATGTCTCTGTTTGCCATAATTTCCTCAAATTTTTTGTAGGGAGTACGCTTATTAGAATGTTGGGAAGCGTAATAAAATATATATAAGCGATGCAATATAATAGATTGCATATTCGAATATACATATATGGGAGGGGATAAAAACGCAAAAAAGAAACCCTCCTTTTTTAAGGGAGGGTTGATCAAGGGAGACTATCCCAAGAGGGGTTATTATATTATAGGGCACGTGCCGTTTGCGCAAAGGATATCAGTTAAAATACTATTAACTTTCATGTATGAAGATTGTTTATGTTCTAATCCTTCTTTAACTAAATTCATATATGAACCTGGATTTGAAGGTGTAGAAACAAAATCCCAACATAATAATTCAAAGTCGTCTTGTACTTCCATTGTGCCTTCACCTAATGGTTTTAAACTACCCATACCGCGTGAAGAAACACCTACCATTACATTATTGTCTATAAGTGCTTTTAATATGTTACCTGATACTGTTGGTAAAATTTCTATTTTACCTATTACTTTATCTCCGTCCCACTGTATATCTCGTATGATATGAGATACATTTTTTAATGAAATGATAGACGAATCGGGATGATCTAATTCACCTGTTGCTCTATTCTCTCTAACACAAGACATGTATTTGTCTATCTCACGTTCCCATAAATCTTTTGGGTAATATCTTCCGTTACCGTTTTTTACCTCGGCCGTAGCTAATATTCCTTCAACAAGTGGGTTGCCAGATGGTGCTTTAACACCTTCATGAAGCTGTTGAGGTGATACAGTGAATGGAATTGTTTCTATTAGTACTTGTTTCATATTATTGTTCATATCCTTTATTATATGATGCTACTGTTAAATCACTATCGTACCAATCTGATACTCTATATTTATTTGATCCTTCTTCTGTTCTTTCAACATGTTGTACTACACCTTCTTCTTTAGAAATACGTTTTGCTTCTTCTTTAGCATCTTTAAGAGACATACCACCATATCCTTCTTTTAAAGGTACTGGTGTTTCTTCACCGATTACTTCTTCTTTAGGAGTAAATTTCTTTTCTAATTTTGCCTTAAGACTTTCAAGTGTCTTAATTTCTTTTTTAAGACTTCTCATCATGTCTTTATTAGTTGAACCTTTTTCAATTTCCTCAAGTGTAGTTAATGCTTTAAGCTTTTTCTTACGTTTAAGAATTTCTTGATCTATTTTCTTAGTTTTAGCTTCATACTCAGCCATTTTACCAGCATTGTCAATTTCCTTCATATTAAGTTCTTCTTTAATAATTTGTTGTATGACACTGCGGATTTGTGATTCTTGAACTGAATCTTTGACGTATATTGCTCCTACAATTCCTCCTTTATCTAAAACTGTGGCTTTAATTACATTTCCATCAGGAGACATATCAGCATATCCTTGATAGTTTGAAGAACGGTAAAGATTTTTCCAATCATCAGTATTAGATGCGTATTTCTTTTTTATACTTTCATATTCTCCTTTAGGATCAAACATAATATATGCTTTATAATTAGAACCTAAATTAGGTTCTACAATATTTGTGATCATTTCAGATTTACTATAAGGTGTTTCACCCCCAAGTGTATCCATATATGATTCTTTGATATTTCTATCTCTTATAATTTTTTCAATTGCATTTGGTCTACCACCAAATGCCGGAACACCTTTACCACTTAATATATATCTTAATTCGTCATCTGTTATATTAGGATCGTCAATTTGAGTATGATATTTCATTAACAACATGTTTTCAGATCTACCATCCATTTCTTTCCCAAACTCTTCAGGTGATCGTTCATGATATTTAATATCAGGGTTTGAAAGAGGTCTTGATAATATATCTCTGTCGTGAATACCTTCTTGTAATTTAATAGTTTTAGGTTTACCTGGTAATTTCATTTTGCCTACACCTTTAGAACTTTGAGGTGCTACTGGCATTTCTTCTACTTTTTTAGGCATAGTTGTTTTAGCTTCTTTTTCACCAAGTGAATCTTTAGTGTTAGCTTTTACCTTTTCAGTTTCAAAATCTAAATCACCATATCCACTAGCTTTCCATTTACCTTTTGGATCTTTAGGTTTACCTAATCCTGGCGCTTCATCAGTATATCCGATACCTTTAATACCGAATTGAGCGTTTGTAGCATAGTAATTCCAGTCTTTACCTAAATTTTTAGCTACAATTTGTTTAAGTTGGTCTGGTGTTTTTAACTTATTTTTAGGGTCTTGCATTTCTGTATAGAATCCTTTTAAGAAAGTATTACCATATAAGTTATCAATGTTTTTTGGATCTTTGTTATCATATGCATGAGCTTGTTTATCAAGAACTTGTTGAGATACTTTTTTCTCTTCAGCTTTAACGTTTTCTTGAAATAAACTGAACCAGTCTTTACGACCGCCTCCAGATACCATACCTAAATTAGCTTTATTTTCAGATAAGATACTTTTACTTTTTAAGATGTTAACTGTATCTTCGTAGTTGTTATATTGGTTAAGATAATCTGGGAATAGGTGACGGGCTTGTTTTAGGAAATGTGGTTTATTTCCTTTACCCTGTTTAATTTGATTATATTGTTCTTGTAATGTTTGCATATTTTTTAATATTTAAGTGGTGTATTTATATTACAGTTGGGTTGCATCTAGAGAATACCACCTTGATGAGACAGTTTCATAATAACAAATTGAGCGTAAATCTGTATCGTATACTACTAATCCTGATACGGGATCTGCGGTTGTAAAAATAGCATTTCTTTCCGTAGTTGTCATTCTTGGTAATAACATACCTTGAGTAGTAGATGCCATTTCAAATATAGCACCTGGTGTTTTAGCAGGGTTATATGAACCTGATGAATAATCATTTGATACTACAATAGTGTCTGGATTTACAGATATATTAATATCGGTTGGGGTAGTATTATATATACCTGGTTCCCATGTTCCACTCCTATCATTTCCTATACAAATTTCACTATTAACTACTACTTTTGTATCTGATATTGAAAGAGATGATGTAACTCCAGTTCCATCAGTTATTGGTTTTAAAGTATTGTCTATAGTTTGCTGAAGTCCATTTCCTAAATTAAGTATTCCTTGATAATTATCTCCTACATTTGCTCCTAAAAGATCTGCCATTGTTTATTATTTTTAATTTGTTATAAATATTATATTCCCCAATCTGTAGTTGATGTTACTCCCCAATAATCTGAACCAAAAGTACCCCATACTTCTGTAGCACCAGGTGTAGGAAATGTTGTAAATCCACCAACTACTCCTCTTACTATTAATTCCGATCCAGTTATAGATACAGCTGGAGTGTAATATAATTCATATATTCCTTTTCTTACTACAGCAGACATTTTATAGTTATCGTAAACTATATTTGTTATTTCTGACGGATTATATGAAAAAGATGCTGATGTACTTTTTTGTGAAGATGGGCCGTACCCGCCATCAACATTTGCCTTTGTTTCTAATGTAAAGTATGATGTACCTTCTACAGGTTGGACTATTGAAAATGTTACTACCTGTAATGCGTTAACATTAAACGGTAAATATCCTGCTGGTGTAGTTACATTATATATTAATGAAGGCATGTGTTAATCTTTAGTTTTATTTCCACTCCATAAATATTTTGTATCTACCCATTTAGCATTTTTAGCTAATTTTTTAGCATTAACTGGTTTATACCCGAATTTTTTTACAAGTAGGTTATTTTTAACACCATCAGGCCCAGCTTTAGGTCCTCTACCTAATGTAGCTCCAGGATTTGCTTCGTCTAATGGTTGATTTGGGGCTAATTTATATCCTAATTTATAAGCATATTTCATAGATTGACCACCTTTAGCTTTTTTGTTTGGGTTAAAAGCAAATGGTGTAGCATATTGAGGACCGTTCCCTGTAGCGAAACTCGCTCCACCTGATCCAACTGAACTTATTTCTTTAAGTTTCTTAAATATACTGTCTATGATTCTTTTCTTATCCATGTATTGAGCTAAGTTCTTCTAATAGTTCATAATATTGTAACAAATTAACTAAATCGTCGTTGTCAATTTTATCTGTTTTATTCAATTCAGTTAACATTTTAGCTACTTCATTGATTTTAATATTAGTAGCTTTGTCAGTTACTTTTTTATTTAAATCAGATAATGATTTTTTTATTTCAGTTATTTTAGTATTATAAAATGTACGTAATGCTGGAGTTGAGTCTACTGAATTGATGAATTCTTTAAGGACTAATTTTTGGTTGTTGTTTAAATTAACATATTTACCATTGAATTTTTCTAATAGTACTTTATACGTTAATATACGAAGATCTTTATCGTATGATTTAAATTCTTCTAATAAATTGTCTTTTACTTGTTTTTCATTAACTTCTTTGTTAGTTAAAGTTTCAAGTAAAGATATTTTATTGGTGATTATTTGATCCGGGTTAGATAAATTTTCACTATTGTATATCTCAATCAACGTGTATAAAGCGGCTTGTGCTTTATAGTTAGGTAATTTAGTTTTGAAAAATTCATCTAAATTATAATGTTTAGATATTTCATTAATTAAATTATATTTTTGTCTTTTAAGCGATTTTCTATTCAATTGCTTAGAAGATTCAATAATTGTATTAATAATGATATCAGCTTTTGCTTCACTTAAATGCCTCTTACTTAATAGAGTTTCATAAAGCTTATACTCTTTTCCTAACTCTGTTTTAACAAAGAATTTTTTAAGGATGTGAGTAGCTTTAGAATCCTTTCCTGAAAGGCTATCTGCCGTTATCTGTCTTACAAGTAATTCAAATAGAATACCTGTATTTTTGTATTTCGAATGGTTAATTAGCATTCAAATGGGTTTTTATTATAAATATGTATAAAATATTACTCTTTTAATTGGTTTTCATCTAATAATGAAATACCTTCATTTTCTTTAGGGAACAATGATGACTTACTTAATCCCTCAATTAATGTTTTATTCTTTTGATAAACAGTTTGAGCGGTTTCAAGTGCTAATGGTGAACCACCTTTATAATTAGGTGTACCATATCCTTCTTGATCGTCATTCTTCATATCTCCTCTACCTAATCTATCTCTACCAAACGCATTTTGTTGAGTGTTAATATTAGATACTTTTTCTTTAGGACGACCTAATGTCAAATCTTCACCATATCCATCAGGTACATTTTCCGGATTACTTCCCATTCTTCCTTTACCATATAACGCTGCTAAATCATGAGGTGTACCATATGACTTGCCTGTTACTTTAGGATCGTTTCCTTCTTCAGTAACCTGTTTAATTCTAAATTCACGTTTAGCATCTTCAAGTGCTAACTCTCTGTATTCTGAATATTGGTCTTGAGATAAATGGAATATATTATCGTAAATCCAATCTGTAGGTAATAGTTTAGATTCTTGAATTGATTTAGCTAAGTCTACTTTTTCTTTTAATAATGCTATACGTTCTTGATCATATATAATTGATGGAGTAGTTAACGATAATTCAAAATTTGTTAGTTGATCTGATGTATATCCTTGTGTGTATAAATGTACTAAAGCGATTTTATACAATTCAGATAAAGCAATACGTTGTATTCTATCAATAGTACGAGCAAAACGAATATCTTCAGCAGCTAATGTAGCTTTACCTGTTAAATCTTTTTCATACCCCATGAATGCTTTAGGTACTTTTAACGCAGCGAATAATTTATCTCTTAAATATGTTACGTCTTCAATAGCTGTATATTGTAAACCAGGTAATGTTTCAATTTTAGTTGTTTGGTCATTACCACGTACTGGTATAAAGAAATCTTCAAGCAAATTTTGCATGTTGTACTTCAAATTATATTGACCTGTTTCTTGGTCTATAAACGGAGTACGTTTCATGCTAGTTATTGTTTTCTGCATGAAGTTTTCTACTTCATTGGGTGGAATAGAACCAACATTTAAATAAAAAACACGTTTGTCTGGAGAACGAGCGATACGATGAATTAACATTGCATCTTCCATTAATGTGTATTGTTTAAACAAACGACGAGCTGGTTCAATATATGCTCTACCATAAGGTAAGTAATTGTTGTCTGTTAATAGACGGAAATGAGCCATTTCATAGTTGTCAAAGTAAATACCTGGTGTGTTATGTTCGTCAGTACCTGCTACTTTATAATACCCTGATCCTCCTGTATAAAATCCATCTGGAGAGTATTTAAAACGTACAGAGAATGGATTGTCTTTATCCCATCCTTCTTGCCTTTCAATGTGGTACGCTGAAATAGGAATAACATTGTATACTCCATATTTTTCAGATATGTCCATTTTAAGGAAGAAATCACCATATTTACACATTTGGCGAATCCATGCCCATAAATTAAATTCAATGTTTAATACATCATAAAATAAATTGTATAATGTTTTTTGGATGTCTTCATTACTACTTCTAATTTGTAATACTTCACCCATATCATTTTTCAATGTACTTTCTTCAGCCACTATATCTAACGCTGATGCAACTATAGCATCAGTATCCATTATATCGTAATCTGAGTATATTTGGGTTCTTAAATAACGGTATGTTAAGTTAAATTGTGCTCCAAATAATGATGTAGTTCCAGGAGAATAAATTCTGTTGTATCTGTCTACCAATGAGTTTGTAGCGAATTCTCCAGATTGTTGAATGGAATTTGTATCCATAACTTTAACCTGGTCTCCGCCATTGTTTCTTATGATAACATCTGTTGAAAACAGACGTTGTAATCTTCTAAATATGTTTGTATTAGCCATGTTTTATAATATACGTATAAATATTGAGGGAACCAAATAGATTTAACCTAAAATCCAACTAAAATCTTCTTTACCTCCTTTACCATTGTCCATAAAATAAGGATTATCACGGCCTGTAGCGAAATATGCTCCTTGAGTAGGTTTTGATCGACCTACATTATTTAAAGCGGCACGAGTTAAATCTTGACTTTGTTGTCTGAATTTTAGTGATGTGTCTCTTAAGTACATTCCTATACCGAATGACATTACTAAGTCATCATTGTATCCGCTTTGAGCTTCGGCTCTACCATTTTTCCAGACAAATACTTTCATTTCATCTACTAATCTTTTAGAACGTATTGTTACTGAACGGTCTCCTACAAATTCTCTTAATTTGTTTACTACTAATGGTCTTGTTCTTAAAGACATTGTAAAGCCAGGAGTTACAGTATCACTATTTTCGTATTTATTAAAATATGAGTCTACGGTTAAAGCTTCTGTTTTAGGAGAATAATATAAATTTTTGTAATCACGCTCGATTACAGCATCTATTGTTGCCCAACCTATGTTTGCATTTTCAACTACAAGCAATGCTTGATTATATTCTGATGCTACTCCAACTAAAAAATATCCAAATTCTTTAGGTGGTAATTGTCCTTTATATTCTGCTACTTGTATATTAGTTGCTATGTCTATAACATGAAATGCCGAATGGTCTTTTCCATCTCCTCTAGCTACGTCAGCTACAACCATGTAATCTCTTGAGTAATCAGGTTGTTCCCATACCCAGTAATTTTGATCTACACCTCTTCGTTCTGTAGGTTCTTGTACGGTAGTTGTGGATATAAATTCTAACCACTCGTTATAAAATACTATATCACCTGAAGTGCTAAAATCACAGTCACACTCTTGTGCTGCTAATCTAGGGTCACCTAATAGTTCATCTTGTCTTTTTCTCCAAGTTTCATCTCGTTCAGGATGAACATACCATGGTAATTTTATAGGTAAAAAATCGTTTTCAGCATTTTCAGCACTAACCCATGTTTGATGAAACCAGTTTCCGGTACCGTAAGGTGTAGATAATACTATAGCACCACCACCGGTTGCTAGAGTTTGTTGAGCGGATGCCCAAGTTTCTTCAATGTTGTCAATAAATGCGGCCTCATCTATCACAAGTAATGATACGGCTTCCGAACGTGCAGAATCACTATTTGATGATTTAGCTTTAACTTGAGAACCATTATTTAAACGTATTGATAGTTTATTATTTTCTTCAGTAGGTACTTTTAGCCAAGATGGTAAGTTATCGTACATAAACTTAACTTTAGTAACCATGTTTCTGGCTGTTTCTTGAGTCTTAGATAAACATAAAATGTTTTTGTCCTTATGAAATATCATTAACCACAATGAATATCCAGCGGCTAATGTTGATATACCTAATTGTCTAGATTTTAATACTATTGAATATGGATTATCTTTCCATAATGTTAATACTTTGCCCTGGAATGGGTATAGGTTAAATATTACGCGGCCTCTTTGTGGGTGTTGAATGTGGCAGTATTTGCGCATGAAATGGCTTGGGTCCTTTGCACAAAGAATATATTCTTCTTTTATTATTTGTTTGATATCTTGATTATTACTCATAGTATGAAAAATCCCATTTTGATGTTTTATATTTCTTTTTTAAAGAATTAGTTATTAAAGAAGGAGATATTTTTAAATTTTTGCTAGCTTCAGTACAACTATTATATATCTCCCCAGTATTATTATCTTTAATTTTTTTATTCATTTTATTGATATGGTCTTGTGTGTGTTTAGATTTTCCTTTTTGTTTTAATCCAACATTTTTTCTCCATATTTGTGATTTAGCTATTTCAGATTGTTTGAATTTAGTTTCATCCGATCTTTTTTTACCTAAATTATATTTATTTCCTTTATGAAATTTACTTATTTTATCTTTTACTTCTTTATTTCTAGGACCCACTCCATTGTCATTTAATTCACAATTTAATCCTTCATCTATTGAATTAAAATATATTTTATAATATTTTTCTTTTTCGTTTAGTTGCTCTATTAAACATTCTTCAATTATCTCAAATATATGATTTTCAGGACTATATTTTTTAAGTGAATTATATATTTTAGGTTGTTGGAAACAACTCATTCTTTTATATTCTTTAAATCTTCTATATATATTAATACTTTGCCCTATATAAATTTTTCCGCTAGGGCTTGTTATTTTATATATTCCTACTATACTTTTGTTTAAAGTTTTCATTAATTTTATTACTGTTGTATGTTCATAAATATTATATAAGGATATAAAAACCCGACCTAAGTCGGGTTTAAAATAAGGTTATTTGGTTGG